TGCCAACCCCCCCTGCCCCGCCTTCTCCCCCGCACTTTTGCCGCGTCGCGGCAGGGTGGTCGTGTACAACGAAAAAATTGTCTACGGAAAACCGCTCTTTGCGTCCGTATGGCTCGGCGATGGCTCTTATCCTGCGGTAGACATTATCCCGCTCGACCTGACCGGCAGCGTGGACAAGGTGACCTGGGAGACCTTCGGCAAAGAGGTATTCCTCTGGATTGACAACGGAAAAGAGGCGCTTCGATGAGCGGCAGCAAGGTAGGGCTTAGCGCGCCGCGCAGGCGCACACCGCAGTCAGAGCTTGCAAAAGCGGTCCGCATGATGGGCGCTGCAGCAGGACAGGACGCAGGCAAAGGGCTTTTTGGACAGTCTGTCTCGGTCGCAATCGGCGCGACCACGCTCTCATCCGAGGCGGGCTATGACGTCCATTTCGAGATCCCTTTTGACAGTGACACAGAGGTGAACGAAAGCATCGTGGCGATTTTCAATCTCTCGGTATCAACCCTTGCACGCCTGCAGGTCGGAAGCCCTGTGAAAATCACTGCGGGATATAAACGCGATTCGGTCGGAGAGGTGCTTTCCGGAAAGATTAAAGCGGTCCGGAGTTACTGGGACAGCCTCGACTATGTGACGGAGCTCACGGTCACAGACTACAGAGGCGCAGCTGATCAGGAGCTGCAGGACATTGCCTTTGGTGCAAACACTTCTGCGACTGTGATTCTTAAAGACCTGATTTCTCGGCTCGGGATCCCCGTCGCGGTTTTTCAGCCCGCGCGGGATTATGTTTTTGCCTCGCCGATTAAAGTCACGGGCTCACTCATGGACGCAATCAGCAAAATGGCGTCCGCCTGTGGCGTGAAAGCGTGGATATGCAAATCTGCGGTGTATGTGTGCCCGATAGAATCCGCGATTTCCGAAGGGTATTTTGACCTGGGCTCTGAGAGCGGGCTATTATCCGTGGAGCCGTGGTCTGAAATTAAGGACGTGCGGCTCACGAAGAATTCGGTTTCTGTCGGGAGCGGCTCCGGAGAAAGCGGCGGAACAAAATCCGCCACGATTTCGGAAGACAAGCCGGAGGAAAGCGGCGAGGCTCCGCAGGATGAAAGCGCAGCGGCCTTTACCGATGCAGTTTTCGGTATCTCCGCAAAAATGCTTTTTCAGCACAGGATTTATACCGGCTGCACGGTGCAGATTTCGTCCAGGACAATCTCCGGACGATTCAAAGTGCTGGAGGGCAAGCACACAAAGGACGATGATCAGATGATCACAGAAATCAAAGCAATTCGCGTGGAGGGGTAGATGTCAATTCAGTCAAATCTTAGCGGCATTTTAAGCCGCTCCGGAGAGGGGCTACATACCTCTTTCACGGCAAAAGTCCTTGCGTCGGACGGCATGACCGCGACCGTGCAGCCACTTTACAGCCCCTCGGGCGCACCTGCTGTGCCGTTGGAGGGCGTGCCGATACCGCGAAGCGTCCGGAAGGCCGAAACCGTCACCGAGGCGACGGCAGACGGCCCCACACACTGGACAAAGCTTACACCGCCCGAAGCGGGCGACATCGTGCTCTGCGTATGCACAGAGCATGTGCTCGGTGACTCATGGCGCGGTGGCAGCGTGTCGCGAGTGGGCGATATGCACCACCAAATGGGCGATGCGGTGATAGCCGCGATTTTCTGAAAGGAGGCATAATGATTAGCTTTTCGCTGACAGACACAGCGCCGTATGACCTCCGGATAGAGGACAATGCAGTACAAATGGCGCGGGACGAAGCGCTTCTCGCGGAGAAGCTTCAGACCGTATGGTCTACGAACCGCGGCGAGTGGTCCTTAAATCCGCGTGAGGGTATCCGCTTTTCGGAGATCCTTAGGAAAAATCCGGATGAGGACAGCATCCGTCTGGAGCTCGAGGAAGCGCTGGAGGCGGTCGACCGCGAGGCAGAGCTCGCGGACTTTTCGTTACATGTAGATAGCGCCTCTCGGCACGCGGTAATCATGGCGACCGTCCGAGCGCATGGCAAGGACTTTGACGTGCCGCTCGAGGTGGAAGGGGGTGAATAATGCCTTTTACAAGGGAAGGGTATCACAGGCTAACCTATGCGGAATGGCTTAAGCGCGACATCGAGCTCGCGCGGCAGCTCTTCGGAGAGGACATTGACACAAGCGAAAACACACCGCTCGGCAAGTACATCCGCCTAAACTGCGAGGACAAGCGCGACATCGGGGAAGAGATGGAAGACATTTACCAGTCCTTTTGCTATCTCACGGCATCCGGAGCGGCGCTCCGGAAGCTCTGCGCGAATCTCGGCGTGACAATCTCGGTCGGAAGCCCCGCGCGGCATAGCGTGACTCTTACCGGCTCTCCGGGCGTGCGCATCCCTGCCGGTACGAAGGTCGCGACCGCGGATAAAACGCTGGTTTTTCACACGATTAACGGCGTCACGCTAACCGGGGGCAGCGCAGAGGCTGAGGTGGAGTGCGATACGCGCGGGACAGTCGGAAACATCGCTGACGGTGCGATCACGACCACCTACTATTCAAGCGCAGTGCTGACCGGTGTAAGCGGCTCACGCCTCACCGTACCCGGCACGGATCCGGAGAGCGACGCATCGGCGCGGAGAAAATACGAGGCAGCGCTTTCCTCGACCGGCTCCGGAACCTATAGCGCAGTCATGGCCGCTGTCTATCAGGTGCAGAGCGTCACGCAGGTGCAGATTGAGAGCAACGACACGATGCAGGAGCAAAAAGAATCCGGATTACCGGCGAAATCCTTCCGCGTGTCTGTGCTCGCAGACCATGCCCGGGCGAATGACATCGCCGCTGCCATTTTCAAAAGTAAGCCCTTCGGGGCTAAGACCCACGGCGATACGCATGAGCAGGTCAGGGACCGGTGGGGCGGGCTGCATGAGATCGCATTCCGCTGGATGGAGATGGTACCGATCGAGGTAAAGCTCACGATTTACACGGACGGCCTCTGGACAGAGGGCTCTGAGGTGGCTGCAAAGGACGCTGTCGCTGCGTATATCAACGGCCTTACGGCCGGACGCACAATCTACGGAAATGGCGTGTACACGAGCCTAAAGGGCATTCCCGGGCTTGTGAATGTGGATGCCGTAGAAATCTCTAAGCGCGGCGGCAAGGGCGGTCAGACCATTCCGCTCGAAGCGCACCAGATCGCGCAGACCGACACCGCGCATGTCACGATCACGACATCGGCAAGCGGAGGATGATATGGACCTGAAAAACAAAATTGGCCGCTTGCCGGACTGCTACGACAAGCGGAACACGAGTAATAACTGGAAAATCCTCGAGCTGGCGCGGAGCGCCAAAGAGGATATCGCAAAGGACCTCGAGAGCATCCGCTCCGCGAGCGATATCGAAAGCGCCGAGGGCGCGGCACTCGATGTTTTCGGGCGAGTGTACAAAGTGCAGCGCGGGCGCATGAGCGATGCTGCATATCGGATGCTGATTTTACAGGCAAGGGCGCTTAAAAATCTCCGGGCAGACTATGAGTCCGTCTACGCGATGGCGCTCTCGATTTTCGGCTGCTCTCCGGATGAGCTCAAAATCTCTGAGGCAGAGGATCCTTTTTCCTATCGGATTGAGCGCTTTCCTATGCAGGCCGTCAAGCGCGCCGGAATGGATATCGACCAGGCTACAAAGCTTCTCGGCGAGCTTGTACCGCTCACAGGGCGCTTTGTGTCGAAGATCTATGACGCTGATGAGACGCACGCGGCATTTTTTGCGGGCGCGATTCTCGGCGCGGATAAGGTGGTCATTCTCGGGACTGCGCGGAGAGGAGGCGCATAAATGGCAGAGAGAAATGCAATCACGGCAGCAGGGCTTGGCATTATCGCCGCTGCGCAGGCGGGGACAATCCCGCGAGTGAAATTTACGTCCGTGCGTGCCGGATCCGGAACGCATGCCGCGAGTGAGGACCTGAGCGCGCTCACGGGGCTTGCGGCGGAAAAAGCGCGCTTTGCGGTCTCGGATGTGACGGCACTCGGCTCTGACACGGTACAAATTGGCGCGCTGCTGAGTAACGCAGGCGTGGCGGCAGGATTCCGCATCACAGAAGTTGGTGTGTACGCAGAGGACGCGACCGGCCAAGAGGCGCTCTACGCGATTTTCACCAAGGGCGCCGCGGAAGCGGATTTTTTACCGGCGAACGCTGCCGGGAATGAATCCTCTATCTACTACCGCTGCAATGTGGCGGTCAGCAATGCCGCACAGGTGACGGCTGCAGACGACCATAGCGCGTATGCACATGTGACAGACCTGAATGCGCTGAAAGCGCGCGTGCAGGCGCTGGAGATAACGCCCACGGCGTGGGAAGTCACGCTGCGGGCAGCCGCGTGGTCCGCAAGCGCGCCGTACACGCAAGAGGTGACCCTGCCGGGCTGCAAAGCTACGGACGTGCTGGAGCTTGGCAAGGCAATCGCAAAGACCGGAAGCGTCGAGGCCGCCAAGGCCGCGCGCAAGTGGCTCGGCGCAATCGACGGCGGGGAGAGCAAAGACGGGAAGGCCGTGCTCTTCTGCGCGGTCAAGAAGCCGACAGAGGATTTCAAGGTAAAAGTTAGGAGGATCGCGGGAAATGGCTGACATTTTTGTAGCTGCAGGCGGTAGTGGCGGCGCAAGCTCAGATGAGACCACCGCCCGCGCCGCGGACGTGCTTTCCGGAAAGACCTACCTCGGAGCGGACACAAGCGACGATGTAGGCGCGGGAGCCATGCCAAATAACGGCGCGCTGCAGAAGACCCTCCGCGCCGGAGAGAGCGTCACTGTCCCGCGAGGGTACCATAACGGCGGCGGCAGCGTGACTGCCGCTCCGCTCGCGGAGCAGACACCCGGAAACGCAGCGCCTGGTGACATCGTAGCCGGTACATCGGCATGGGTCCGCGATGCAAAGATGAACGGAACGCTC